CTGCAAGACATGGGCAGATGCCGAGGAGTTTAGGATTGGTATGGGATATAAGAAAGGCTGGTTTTATTACAATCAAGATGCCTCGAAACATCTTATCTAATCGACAAAGCTATGGATTATCGCCGTCTCTGTAATGACTACCTTGATGACATTGTGATGGAGTATGGAGTGAATTATGAGACTGCAAGGTTTATTTATATGGTTTGGCTTTTCCAGATGAGTATTTGGGAGTCAAGGTGTGATAGTATGGTGAATTATTATTTAGGAGAAGAGTGATGAGAACAGAGTATGAAGTAGACAATGGCAGAAAGTATCCGATTATTTGGAGAAAGAAAGGTAGTGAATGGACTGATACTTGTCCATTTTGTCGAGGCGAGCATGTACATGGTACAGGTAATGGCCATAGAGTAGCTCATTGCGAAAGTGACAATACAGTAGTGCTATCAGATGGCACATTATTAAGCTCAATTTATGGCTATATTCTACGCGATTACAATGACTGAACAACAACTTCAAGCCATGTGCTTCACTTGGCACTGGAATAACCGCCCTGACGAGCGGGGCTTGCTTTACATGAATCACAATAACCCTCGCGATGCGAGGCACGGCGCGAGTCTTAAGGTGATGGGTTTGGTGGCAGGCGTAGCCGATATGACTTATATCCACCCGGACGGCTCTGGAATAACCTTCTTTGAGTTCAAAGCCGAGAAAGGTAGGCAAAGCGCGAGTCAGGTGTGGTGGCAGTCAGCGGTCGAGAGATCCGGATGCAATTACAAGATAATCAAGAGTTTTGAAGATTTTACTAAGTCCCTTGTTTTTTAAGTAAGTTTGTTGTAAACATTTATCGGAGTTGAAGGTGAATCATTTTTACCATGAGATACATGGCTGGTTCGATTATCAAGAGGTCTATGACATAGCCATAGGCACGGCGAGTGATGGTGCTCGCTTTGTTGAGATAGGAGCTTGGAAGGGTAAGAGCGCGGCGTATGCGGGCGTTGAGATCATGCGATCAGGAAAGAATATACAACTCGATGTGATAGATCACTTTTTAGGAAGCGAAGATCACCGAGATCCGAGGTCGAAGAACTTCGAGCCCTTGACTCAATATGCTGACGGCTTGTACAATCTTTGCAAGCTTAATCTTAATCCAGTGAAGAAAGTAGTTAAGATTATTCGCTCGGACTCGATGGATGCGGTCAAGACTTATGAAGACGCGAGCTTAGACTTTGTCTTTATCGACGGCTCTCACGATTACGAGTCAGTATGCAAAGATATAGACGCATGGCTTCCAAAGGTAAAAGAGAACGGCATCATTGCAGGCCATGACTATCGATACTATGAAGGCGTGCGTAAAGCAGTAAATGAGAAACTAGAAGGCGCTCAACCTATTGGAGCGTCATGGATTTATTACAAAAAAGGAGTGTGAGATGACAAAGATTGAGATTAGTGGAGAGGTTTGCTTTGCGGGTCAGCCCGTCAAGTATTCGGACAAGTTCACAAAGGCCGAGATCGTGATAAAGGATACGACAAGCAAGTATCCAGAGTTCATCAAGTTCGAGGCGATTAACGACAAAGTGGAAATGCTGCGAGGCTTCCAAGTAGGCATGCAGGTTACGGCGGAAGGTTTTGTAGGTGGCAAGGAATATACAACCAAAGAGGGCAAGACTGGATACATAACAAGTATTAAACTTGCTAAGATTTACGAGAACAAACCGCAGGCCGAGGCCGTTCCAGATGCTATACCATTTTGAAGACCCTGAAGAGATGCCGACGCTTGAATGGGAAGACCTAGGCAAGAACGGATACAAGACGGAACTCACTAAGAACGGCGTGCCTTTCGAGGCGCGCCTGTTCGAGTCCGAGAAGGCTTGGAAGCTGAAGCTAACCAACAAGATGACGGGCAAGTATGCACTTGAGCTTCGCTTCAGGAACTTGACGCTTAACGATGCGATGGTAAAAGCCGAGTTCTATATCTTGGAGAACTTGCAATGAAGCTAGAGGTTGTTATTCCCTATCGAGATAGGCAAGAGCACTTATCAAAGCAAGTGCCTCATTTATGGAAGGTGCTAACAGATCAAGGCATCGACTTTCATATTACGGTCGTAGAGCAAGAGGCGGGCAAAAAGTTTAATCTCGGCATGATGCGTAATATCGGATTCTTGGAATCCGAAGGCGCTGATTACTATTGCTTTCACGATGTGGATATGTACGCCGAAGATGTGGATTACTCCTATACCGATATGCCTACGCACTTGGCTTATGCTTGCGAGCAATTTAATTACAAGCTACCATACCGGACATACTTTGGTGGTGTGACTCTCTTTGATGAAGAGAGCTATCGAAAGATAAACGGTCATGCTAACTGGTACTGGGGATGGGGAGTTGAAGATGACGACTTGTACTGGAGATGTACGCTTGTTGGCTTTAAGCGTCGCTTCGGTAGATTCTGGAGTGAGATACACGAAAGGACTGGAAATAAGGATACAAGCAAAACTAATCACAATAAGTTCCGTGCGAACTTAGAAACTACGGAAGAAAGTGGCTTGCATAATTGCGAGTACACGGTAATAAAAGCGGAGCGCTTTAATGACAGGCTTCGCACTATTTTAGTATCTATTTAATGGATCAAACACAATGGACACAATCAAGACTTTTGTGCCTTTGCTCGCGCTCTCTGTGATTGCACTTGGCGCGACCCTTGGAGTAGGAGATGGGAGCTTTAGCACATTCGCAGTCGGTCTTAGCAAGTATGCACTTGCAGTGGGAGCGGCGTGGTTTGTGGATTCTTACCTAATTAAGGAGGTTAAAACTCGTGAAATTATCAGTACGAACCCTATCGCTTACGCTCTGTTTCTGGCTGCTAACATCATTACAGCCGCTCTCTGCTTCTCTCAGTCCTAAGGTTCTCACGATAGCCAAGGGCTTTATCGGAACTAAGGAAGTTGGTAATAATGGTGGGTATTGGGTTACTCGCTTTCAGAAAGTTACCAAGTCACCAAAGGGCGCGCAGTGGTGTGCATCATTCGTGAACTTTTGTCTTGACTCTGCAGGTGTGAAGGGTTTGCCCTTTACAGGTTCAGGGCTTGCGCGTCATTTTGCTACTCGGAATAAAACGATCAAGGCTACTGAAGTGATAGCTAAGAATATGGAGCTTCCACCGGGCACGATCATTGTATGGCGAAGAGGAACTACACCCTTCGGACATGCTGGAATAGTGGATAAGTGGAAGGGCAAAAAGGGCACTACGATCGAGGGCAATACAAGTTCAGGGCTTCAAGGTTCTCAGCATGATGGTGATGGCGTTTGGGCTAGATCAAGGGTAATTAATCCGACAAACTACTTCAGGATTACAGATTTTGTTATTTATTGAAAATAAAATTTCTAAGTCCCTTGACACTATCCTTATATTTGTTTTGCCGACATAGGCACTCCTAATCTCATGCCTTCACTCCGCGAGCGCCTCTTTCGGGGGGCGCTTGTTTTAAGATAGATGCAAATGGACATATTTAGCGAATTACTCCGTAATGTACTAGCTACATTAGTCTCAACGGTTACGATAGTGGTGATGTTTTTCAGGTTTATGAATCGCGAGCGCTTAAGCCATGCTAAGCAGATAGCCGAGGTGATCGAGAAAACCGCAAAGCATGTATTCAATACTTCAACTCTCGAGCATCGTGTACAAATGCTTGAGAAGCAAGAGAAAGAGCAAGCGGAAAACATTAAAGAACAGTTCTCTCTGATTCACTCAAGACTTGACCAGATCTATTCAATCATTGCAGGGCTTAATAAGTGAGTTTGCATTTTGGCTTTAAATATTGGAACGAGCCCACGCCTGCGAAGATTCGCAGAGTCGCGGGAGCTTTAGCCGCCGCTGGCATTGCCGGTTGCGGTTTTGCCTATTTACGCGATAACATAGCCTTAGCGGTTACGCTGTTAAGCTTCGCGGTTGGTGGGTCATTCATTGCAAAGCTTTTTACGGACAAGCCATGAGAAGAGATAGATTCAATATAGCAATTTACCGAGGTGAGACTTTTAGTCTTGCAGTTGAATTGAAAGACGCGGATGGCGCGGCTATTAGCTTGGTCAATGCGACTTTGACCGCTCAATGCAGAGTAAAGGCTACGAATGCGACGCTCTTTACTTTTAATACCACAATAACATCCCCTGCAAGCGATGGCAAGTTTTCAATATCCTTGCCGGGAGCTACAAGCCTTGCACTCACTCCGCAAAAGGGGCTAGTTTATGACGTGAAAATATCTTGGCTTGGTGGTGATACAAAGTATTGGCTTGGTGGTGATTTGGATATTATCGATACGGTGACTTCATGAGTACAAACAATGTAGTCATTACGGCGCTTCCTGAAGTTGTCCGAGTTTCAGTTGGTGCTACAATCAACTCAGGCGCGGCTGTTTACATCTGGAATGAAACACCGACGGGCACTATCAACGGCTCAAATGCGACTTTCACATCATTGCAGAACTTTGTCCCAAACTCTTTGCAAGTCTTCATTAATGGCGTATTGCAAGTGCTTACAAACGATTATACGACAAGCGGCTCAACGACAATAACTTTGAATGTTTCGCCTGTCGTTGGTGATGTTATACGAATACATTACAAATTAGGATAATACGATGGCTGAAACTACAATAGCAGGCCGCCAGATACGCGATGGAGCTATAACCAACGCGAAAGTAGCTGCGGGCGCTGCAATAGATTCGAGTAAATTAGCGGACGGTGCAAACTTTGTCAAGAAGGATGGGAGCGTAGCGTTTACGGGTGCTCAGTCAATGGGTAACAACAAGCTTACTACCCTTGCGACTCCGACAGACTCAGGCGATGCTGCAACTAAGGGCTATGTAGACGGATTACTTGCTGAATTACCAAGCGCTTACAAATATCGCACCGTAAAGGCTGCTACAACGGCTAATATCAATCTTAGCAATCCCGGTACGGATTCCTTTGATGTCGTAACCTTATCCAATGGCGATAAACTTTTAGTCAAAGACCAAAGCACCCAAAGCCAAAACGGTATATATGTATTCAATGGCTCTTCGAGCGCTCTTACCCGTGCTACTGATTCGGACGCATGGGATGAGCTTGTAGGTTCTCTTGTTTATGTCGATCAAGGTTCTACTCAAGGCGAATATAGATACTATTGCACTTCGAATAGTGGCGGTACTTTAGGCTCTACAGCGGTTGTATATGTACGCGATTTAAGCGGTACTTTGACTAATAGCAACTTCGTATTTGAAGAAACTCCGAGCGGTACTATAGATGGCTCAAATACGGCTTTCACTTTGGCATACACTCCAACTGCAGGTACTTTGCGCTTGCACTTGAATGGAATGAGACTAAAGTCAGGCGCTGGGAATGATTACACGATTTCAACGAATACAATCACGATGGCTACAGCTCCAATTAGTGGAGATGTTTTAATTGCTGATTATTTGAAGTGATAAGAGATGCCAACAACAAAACTAAATAATGCTCAATTACCCGATGCCATTGCAAGCAAGACAATCGGCACTAGCAATACAATCAATACGAATCTTACCAAGCTCACTATAGCAGGCGGGTCAAATGGTCAAGTATTAAGCACTAATGGTAGTGGTACTTTGTCTTGGATCACTGCAAGTGGTGGAGCTTCAGATGCTTACGACTTTGGGACTTTCGCAGCCCCTGCAGATTTTACACTAGATATGGGAACATACTAAAATGGCTTTGAAATTAAGACGCGGTACGAGCACTAATCGTACAAGTATCACTCCTGCAGAAGGAGAGCCTATATTTACAACCGATACCAAGAAACTATATCTCGGTGATGGTTCGACTGCAGGCGGTGTAGAAATTGGCGGAGTTGCTGATGGAGACAAAGGCGATATTACCGTAAGTGGTAGTGGAGCTACTTGGACTGTAGACAATGACGCGGTCACTTACGCAAAGATGCAAAATGTATCAGCCGCTTCAAAACTTTTAGGCCGTGGTGACTCAGGTTCAGGCGATGTGCAAGAGATTACACTCGGCACGGGCCTCACAATGACTGGCACTACTTTGGCTGCTAGTGGTGGTGGTAGCGCTCCTCAAGTGCAAGTAGATACTTTTACAAGTTCAGGTACATGGACTAAGCCAGCATGGGCAAAAAAAGTAAGTATTTATTGTTTGTCAGGTGGTTCGGGTGGTGGTTCTGGCCGTCGAGGCGCAACAACAACTGCAAGAGGCGGCGGTGGTGGTGGTGCTGGAAATACTTATAGTGTTTTATTTGCTCAAGCTTCAGACCTAACAAGTACAGTATCAGTAACAGTAGGAGCAGGAGGAACTGGTGGTGCAAGTATTACTGCTGATAGCACCAATGGTAATAGCGGTGGTACTAGTGGTGCATCATCATTTGGGTCATATATTGCTACTGTACCATTGCCAGGCGCAGGAGGAGGTACAACTTCAGGAGGTGATGGTGCGTCGGCAAACAGTTCAAATATCGGATTGTTAGGTGGTAGCGAGATAATAGGCAGATCTGGTTTTACGGGAGCGGGTACAAATAGGACAAATAGCTTAACTGCCTTTGGATCATTAAGTGCTATAGGTGGAGCTGGACAATCAGCAAACATAACAACTACGGCCGTTGGTGCAGAACATAAGCCTACAAATTATGTAAGTTGTTTTCCTAGTATTACTTATGGTACAGCAGGAACTGATGGTGGTAATGGTGGTAATGGCTCTAATAATGTATTTGGATATGTTTACATTGGAACTTCAGGCGGTAGTGGATCATATAAAACAGGTCAAGCAACAGGCGCTGGTGGGAATGGTGGATATGGTGCTGGTGGCGGTGGTGGTGCTGCTTCTGATAATGGTTTTGCTAGCGGTGCTGGTGGTAATGGTGGCGGTGGTTTAGTAATCGTTGTAACTGAAGGATAAACACATGAGATATGCAGTAATAAATACAACTACAAACGAAATTGAAAATATAATTATTTGGGACGGTCACTCTCTTATTGAGCTTCCCGATGGTTGCAATGCAGTGCCTTGTACTGAAGAGCATGAAGCTGGGTGGAATTCCAAATTTCAAGCACCCGAGCAAACAGAACTTAATGCAGAGCAACAATTATTGCAGGCTCTTTTAGAAAAATACGGGATTCCTACCAAGTGAGTCAATACAGACCGCGCTTAAACGATCAAGAATACGCTGCTATTCTGAATTACAGACAAGGCAAGCGGTTTGATCCAGATGCAATCCAAGTAGAAGAGCCGAGCAGAGTTCCTGACTGGCTTAACACGATGGAAGACGGACGCGAGGAGGTCTTACCGACACTTCGCATCCAAGGCAAGACAGCGGTCTTCAGTGATATTCACTTAGGTATCCATGACAAAGCGGCGCTTATTGCAGCGATTCAATATGCAAAGCAGGATAGAGTCGAGAATATCATTCTCAATGGCGATATCTTAGACGCGGCTCAAATCTCAGGATATCCAAAGCATCCAGACGCGCCAAAGTTCCTGAATGAATTGGAACTTACCAAGCAGTTTTTAGATGGCTTGCGGTCCGAGTTCAAAGAGCAAACAATCTACTTTAAGCTCGGCAATCATGAAGACAGATTGCAACGCTATTTAATGGCAAAAGCCGACGCGGTTGCAGAGCTGATTCATTACCGACAACTCTTAAAACTAGATGAGCTTGATATTCGCTTTGTCGAATCTACACAGTTTATGAGAATAGAAAATACATACATAGTGCATGGTCACGAGATGAAAGTATCAGGCGGCGTAAATCCCGCCCGCGCTTTGATTCTCAAAGCCGCGGCTAATGTCGTGATGGGTCATGTGCATCGTACTTCTTTTGCATCTATCAAGAGCTTGGACGGTAAGTTTTACAAGGCATATACAATGGGATGCCTATGCAAATTAAGACAAGCATATATGCCACATTCAAATAGCAATCATGGTTTTGCAATCATTCAAGAGAATGGTATGGTAGATAATCTCTTTATTGAGAATGGAGTAGTGCAATGAGATTCAATGATGTACTAAATGCAATGATAATACTTGCAGTCTTGCTTATTATTGGCTTTGTTTCGGGGCTTCACGTAGGCCGTACGAGCGCAAAGCGCGTAACTGATACAATTACTCAAGTGCAGCTTATTGAACGCCCTGTAACGATTAGAGACTCAGTACATACAAAGAGCGTGCTTATCAAGCATCACGATACGACATATTTCATTGACAAGCCTATCGAGATTCCGTGTGGTGATACCTCTTTTGTAGCTCAAAGTGATTCAGTGATAACAAACACTCGCGATACGATAAACATGGCTTTTGCCTATGCAAACCGCAAGGGGTATTTCAGCTTGGTATTCAAGCCGCGCCCTGATTCGATTATTACGGTGCAATTACCAGTAGTGAAAACTGAGACTAAAACGGAATGGGCATGGTTACTTGGTTTATTTGGTTTAGGTTTAGGAATCGGAAGTTATGCCACAAGATAATATCAAAGGTCAGGGCTTCCATACAAACCCTGAAAGGATCAACCGCAAAGGCAGGCCAAAGGGCTCGATTGTCTATGTGAAGGATCTTGCAAAAATGGCAGCGGAAGAGCTTAGCAAGCCCGGCAAAACAAAAGAGACCGTCGCGGCTGAAGTGATTCACATGCTGATTCATAAGAAGATCTTGGAGAAGGAAGACATGGCAGCAATGAAGGTGCTGCTTGACTTGTTAGGTCACTTGAATAATCAAGCGGTCGAGCAAGGTAAAATGGTTATAGAATGGGGTGCTAAAATTGGACAAAGTAGTCAAGATTTACCCGCATGAGAAACAGCTTGAAATACTTCGCAATCGGAAGCGCTTTAATGTTGTTAGGTGCGGGCGTCGCTTTGGGAAGTCTTATCTGGCTTTTGCTCTTGCCCTTGAGAAAATGCTTGAGGTGGATGGTGCGTATGTTCTCTACACCGCGCCAAGTTACACCGAGCTTACAGGTCGAGAGACCGAAGCGCAAAACTTCTTTGCGCCCCTTGGTGCTACTTACAAGCAAGGACAGATTAAACTAGGCAATAGTACATTGAATTTACAGGGTATCTGGAGAGCCGACGGCTTGAGAGGTAACAAGTTTCACCGCATCATATGTGATGAGTGGGCACATTGCCCAAACGCTGAAGATGATTGGAACTTTGTATTAAGTCCGATGCTCGCAGACTATGAAGGTGATGCGTATTTCTTTTCAACCCCGAAAGGAAAAAATCACTTTTGGCAATTGGATCAACTTCATGAGACGCTACCGGATTGGAAGTCTTTCCACTTTTCCACATACGACGGTGGACAAATCAAAGAGAGCGAAGTGGATCGCCAAAAAGAGCTATTACCGAGCATTGTATTCGCTCAAGAGTTCCTAGCCGAGTATGTCGATAGGAGTTCTGCAAAGATTAAGCGCGATTGGCTTCGCATCGCAAATGATAAAGTATGCACGGCTTACTATATCGGAGTGGATTTGGCAATAAGCCAAAAAGAGACCGCTGACTATACTGCAATCGTGGTAATAGGTACTACTCAAGACGGTGAAGTAGTGGTAGTTGAAGCGGATCATTTCCGCGCTCAATTTGCCGAGATCGGAGCTCGCATCATGGCAGCCGAAGAGAGATGGCAAGCGCGCGTCGTAGCCGTTGAATCAAATCAGGCGCAGGCTTGGATGGTGCAAGAGCTAAAACGCAATACCAAAATGAATGTAGTAGGCGTGCGAGCTGATCGCGATAAGGTGATACGCTTCCAGCCGGTAGAGGCAAGATACGAGCAAGGGCTTGTATATCACGTGCCTCACTTAGACCCTGAATTTACCGAGGAGCTTTTGAGCTTTACAGGAACTCCTCAAGACAAACATGATGATTTTATTGACGCATTAGGCTATGCTTTTAATGCTATTCGCAAAACACCGCAGATATATGTATGAGTTTACTTGACCAACTTCGTGAACGGATCGCGGCTGCAGTTGCACCGCGCAGAAACGATAGACCGTATATTCGTAGCGGTGGAGGTCGCAATATCGGTGCGACTCAAACAGGTGGAGAGCTTACCGCTTCGCTTCGAGGGACTGTATTCTCATGCCTTCAGCATCGTGCAAACGCTCTTACAGGTGTGAAGTTCGATGCTTTTGCTGAAAAGAACTGGGAGCGCGAAGAGCTAGTCCGTGATCATTGGGCAAATGAGCTATTAAGCAATCCTAATCCGTATTTTACACGCTCGCAAGTTTTCTCCTATATTGAAAATTGGCTCTCTATAAACGGGAACGCCTTTATCTGGACTCCGACAAATGGCTATCGAGTTCCGCTTCAAATGTGGGTACTTAATCCTACAAGAATGCGAGTGATTAAAGGCGAGAATAACTTCATAGATGGGTATGTGTATCAATCCGCACAAGAGGGCAATATCGCGATACCGGAAAAAGAGGTTATTCACCTTGCAAAGATACACCCTGGAGCGCGCCCTGAAGAGATAATCGGTATGAATATCTTTGGCGTTGGTTTGGTATCGGCTGCTATGGAATATGCGCATATAGATCGCGAAGTTAGTGCGTATCTTGCCCGTTTATTTGAGAATAACACCGTACCTCCGCTTATTGCTACCTTCCCTGAAAGATTCGATGCTGATGAGTGGCACAAACTTAAGGCCGCATGGAACGAAGAACTACCAGATTACAAGCTCCGCGCTTTGCTTGGTGGTGGAATGCAGTTGCAATTACCACCAAAAGGCGAGCTATCAATCAGCTATGATGCAGTGAGCAAAGACACTCGCGCGCAAATCGCACAAGTATTTGGCGTGCCTCCGGGGATGTTAGATGGTAGCTTCCAAAACCGCGCGACCGCTGAAGTACAATGGGCAATCTTTAGGCAAAACACAATTGATCCCGAAGCGCTTTACATCGCTGAAGAGTTTACAAGACACTTCAGACGCTGGGAAGAGGATGTCTTAATCGAAGCGCAGCCGTATGAGTATGCTGATCCCGACGCTGATATGCGTAAAGAAGAGTTCGAGCTAAAATGGGGACTGAAGACAATTAACGAAGCGCGAGCCGATCGTGGATACGATCCGATTAAAGATGGTAATACTCCACTTATTGCGCAAGGTTTCGTACCTGTACAATCGGTCGCAAATCCCGCTCCCGTGCCTATGGTGCCGCGAAAACTCGAAAGGGCATACGGAATGCAGTCTCGCGCGAAATTGCCTCTCATAACAGCCGAGAGTAAAGACCTATTCTGGCGGAACTATGATGGGCTTACAACAATCGCGAGTAATAATATCACTCCGATAGTTGAGCAAATGATTGAAAGTATCCAAGATCAAGTATTTGAGCAAATCGAAAGCGGTGCAATTAGCATGAGTGATGTAACTGTATCGCTTGATGAGCTTGTAGATTTTCAAGCTACAGTATTTGAGGCATGTGAAACAGTTAAACAAGAGCTTCTTTCTCAGTTTGCACTTGGCGAAGAAGACTTAAGCGGTCAAGTAGGACAAGAGATACAAAGAGTAACCGAAGAATCAGCAAATAAGATTAAAGATTCTATCGGAACTATTAAAGAAGAAGTGCAAAATACTCTTGTACAAAATGCAAGCAAGCCTAAGGATGAACTCTTTGAAATTTTGAACAATCAGTTTGCAAGTTTATCATCATCAAGAGCACGCACAATAGCAAATACGACCGCTGCGAATGTTACAAGTGCAATGCAAAAAAGCGTCTATGAAGATATAGGAGTTAAATATGAATGGATCACCGAACGCGATAAAAAGGTAAGACCATCTCATAGAAAAATGGATGGCAAGATAGTAGGTGACGATGGTAAATTTACAATCGAAAATGAAGTTATTGATGAAGAAGGTAATGTTACTATAGAAACCGAAACTACAGACCGTCCACTTGGTGAAGGTTTGAGCGCATCAAATGCTATCAATTGTAGATGTCAGCTCTTTCCGGTGCAAGAATAATGAGTTATAAACCTAATAAAGGCATGCAAGAGGAAGCCGAGAGAGCTATTCGCTGGGTCGAAGAAGGCCGTAAAGGTGGTACTCGCATAGGTAAGATCAGAGCGCGTCAAATCGCGCGAGGTGAGAATCTTAGCGAAGATACCGTAAAGCGTATGTACTCTTTTTTCTCAAGACAAGAGGGCGTAAAAGACGCTGAAGGATTTGAGCCTGGTGAATCGGGCTATCCATCACCTGGAAGAGTAGCGTGGGGTTTATGGGGTGGAGATCCCGGATACTCATGGTCTAAAAATATAGTAGAGCAACTTAAAAATAGAGGATTTAATATGGATTTAATAACTAGAGAGCTCGTGCTTGAGACCAGAGATGGTTATGAGTACGAAGGCAATGGTGAGAAAGAATACGAAGAGAAAGAAAATGACATCTTTACCTTCGTAGTCTCAACTCCTGAAGTTGACCGGTATGGTACTATCATAGTTCCGAGCGGTATTGATTACACGGCGTATCTTGCAAACCCGATTGTACTTGCTCAGCATGACTCGGACCAGTGGCCTATCGGTCGCTGCTTAGGCTTTGCAATGAATGGCGAAAACTTGGAAGCTACAATTCAAGTTGAATGTGTAACTGAAGAGGGTAAGAAGCTTACAAAGCTTATCAATGCAGGTTTTGTCAAGGCCGTTTCCGTTGGTATCATTCCGACTGAATATGAAGAGCAAACAATAGACGGTAAGAAGGTAACAGTATACACTAAGTCAGAGCTTGTCGAGTTTAGCGTGGTTAGCGTTCCGGCCAATAGACAAGCCTTGATCAAGAAATCGCTTAAGACACTTATTCAAGATTCAATTCAAAAATACAAAAAGGAAAAGAGAATGCTTACCCCTGAGATCGAGCAAAAGATCAAAGACGAGCTTCTTCCAGCAATAAAGGAAGCGTTCGTTAATGAGGTCATCAATCTCGGCTTTTCACCTGAAGAAGCCGAAGCATCAGTTAATGCTTTCATCAATGCAGGCGCTCCTCCAATGCTTGCAATTTTGAAAGGCGAGGTACCAGCCGTTGAGCCTGCACTTGCTGAAGAGCCCGCAGCTGCAGAGCCTCCAGTTCAAGTAGTTGCAGAGGAAGAAGTAGCCGCTTCATTCAAAGGCATTGAAACTCGCGTAGGTAAAAAGATTGCAGCTTCAACACAAGCGCAAATCGCTGAAGGTATGGACATGATCCAAAACGGCTACAAGAAAATTAAGCAAGCCGTATCTATCGAAGCAGGCCGTTCTATCACTTTGAACATGCCTAAAAAACTTACAACTGAAGACTTAATCAATTTAATCTAAGGATAACACCTAAATGGAAAATTTAATCGTAACACAAGACCAACTTAAAGAAGTTGTCGATCGCAAGGTAGCAGATCAATTGCGTACTTTGCACCCAGTAAATAATCCATCACCTGCGAAAGGTTTGGTATCTATTAAAGCAGATCATGATGCACGCCGCGATCAAGCTCGCGTAGTTGCTGATTACATCTTGGCAAAGCACCAAGGCCGTGACGGTCAAGCAGATGAGATCGCACGCGCTGCAAATAACAAGTATATCACACGCGCTAACTTTAATACAGGTACTTCCTCTCAAGGTGGTGCAGCCGTTCCTCAATTTTGGGTCGAAGAGATCATGTCTTTTGCTGATCAATTCGGTTATGCAAGAGCACTTGCAAAGATCTACCCAATGAGAGGCAAGACAGAGAACCTCGTATCTTCAGGCGCTTTCACTGGTGCGGTAGTTGCTGAAGGTTCTGGTCTTACTTTGACTGACTCTGCAAACTTCTTTACTGCAACTGCGATGACAGCTCGCAAGATCGTAGCCGGTGCTATCGTATCTGAAGAGCAACTTCAAGATGCTACTCCAGCATTCTTGGATTATGTCGTTAATGGTTTGGGCCGTGCTCTTGCTGAAACTGAAGACAAGCAGTTTTTCAATGGTGATGGGAACGCTCCTAACTTCACTGGTTTGCTTAATGCAGCATCTACTACAATCGTTCGCCAAGGTGGTGCTAATAACTCTGGAAAGGATACTTTCGGTGAAGTTTCTTGGACTGACCTTTGGAACTTGCGCCTCGGTGTTAATTCTGGTGTTGGTGCTAATGGCGTATTCGTAGTGCCTCAAAGCATCTTCGGTTTCTTGATGAAAGAAACAGCCGGTAGCCGTCCTGTATTCGACATGATCAGACCTATGGAAGTAACATCTATCGGCTTGACTGCACTCGAAGGTAATAGCTACTTTACTCCTACAGGCCGTCCAATGCACGTAGTTCCTGATTCACTATTCCCAACTTCAGCCGCTAATACAGCATCTGCAGTTTATTGTGATTTTGCACAATTTACAGTAATGGGTATCCGCGAAGATGTAACAGTAAACGAATACAAAGAGTACTTCGGTGCGACTGGTTTGGGTGGTACTCACCAAAAGGGTATCGAAGTAGTTGAGCGCGTTGCTTTTGCATTCCCTGCACCAAGCGCGATCGGCGTTCTCAAAACTTCAACTACCTAATTAAGGTGATACAATGCTCGTTAGTGTAATTCTCATCGAGCCATATAAAGGCGTATCAGCGGGGTATGAGACATCTCTCCCCGCTGAGATTGCCGAGGCTCTT